AGATCGTTCAGACATAGGCATAAATGGTTTACCTTTTTTACGAGATAACCATTCATCAGAGTTTAAACCAACCATAAGAATATCTCCTAGCTCTTTGGCAGCTTTAAAATATTCAATATGGCCTGAATGGAGTGGATCAAATCCACCAGTTACGACAACTACTTTCATTCCCATTATAATTTCTCCATCATATAATCCCAAGCAAAGGTAATACCGCTCTTGGATTTCATTTCCTTTTTCTGATGTGCTATTCTAGGATGCACCCACCAGTCTTCATAAGGTGAGCTAGGATCTACCGCGACATCACTTACTAATAGTATATATCCAAGTTTACCTAAAATATCTCTGGATTCTTTTCTAAAATCGTTTCCCCACCAAACTGCGTTATGTTGAAACTGAATAACATCAAATTCGTAATTGTCAAATGGTATATTTTTCAATGCATTGACTGATGCCTTTTCTGCATTAATTCGAAGAAAATCAATTTTTCTTTCAAAGCAATGTCTAACAAATAACGATTTATAATCAATAGTTTCTGCATCATCTAATATCACATTGCTATTTCTTCTACGAGAGTATATATGGCACATACGCTCAGAGTTATCAAGTGATATTCCCTTCCATCCAAACTCTTGTTCAAGCAATAATGTATTATTAAAGAGTTCCGGATGGCCCGCACCAAGCTCTATAAATGTACCATTTTCTCTGCCATTAAGTGCAGATAAAACAAACATATCTTGGAAATGACGTGAATGGTTTCCTGTGATTCTGTCTAGCCCATCGAATTTATATTTATATCTATCTTCTAATGAACTGTCATAAGCTAACGTACTCGGATACCCGTGCTGAATAAGTAATGCAGTCGCTTCCTTATCAACCTCTTTGTTTAATTTATTCTTATATTTAAGATCAAACGCAAGATTTTTAGAACTATCTCTACCATCAGTTTTCCATTTAGCACGTGCATATAATAACTCGAGCATATGATTACCTGGATATTCTAAATCATTATCAGGTGCTACTTCATTAGTAATATTTAATAAACCCATTTTAGAATACATCATGCTTTCTCGCCAATCATTACGGCCAGCTTTAAACTTTGCCATAAAATAATATGCTTCAGGTCTTTCAGGCATAGTTTCAATAGCAATTTTAAGTAGACCTTCTGTAGTGTGATCCCTATCTTTGCTTCTATCAAAAATATGAGAACCGAGAATCATTGACTTGTATTGCACCCACCGCTCGTCAAAAATTTTACCTTCAGCCATATCAGCTGCTCTAAGGTAGAAACTAAAAGCCGCGGCACCTTGTTCTAATCTATCGTACTCTTGCGCTAATTTAAAAATTTTAAATGGGTTTTCAAAATCCATTACAACATCAGTTAAAATACTTGTTTTTGTAAAATTCATAATATCAACCCTTATCCATTAAAAAATTATAGAATACATTCTGAGGAACTCTTAAAACAAAGCACGCATTATCTTGGAATCCAAACGAAATAAGAACATCGTTTTTATAGAAACACATTCCAGTTACAAACTCAATATTATAGTCTGTATTTGTAACATGATCATAATAAGTTCCAAGGAAGTGGAATTTTTTAGACGCGTGAACTAGATTCCAATCATTATCCCAAATTAAAACTCGGTGACTATAATCTCCATCCTTACGACCAAAGGGATCTCTTAATAAATTTGTTTCGTGGATAAACGCCATTTGCTGATTTTCGTTAATACGAACAACTTGAGATCCACCTCTAAAATCTCTTTCAAATGGTTGACGCTCATTTTTGTCTACAAATACTTCTTCAGTTGTACCTTCGTCAATATTAAATTTAACGATTTGAATAGGGTTACACCATTTAACAAAGTGAAAGGGTTTATCGTTAATTGGCATCCAATTCTTTTCACAATAAGAACTATCATCGCCAGGGGCTGGAATAGGATGGCGAGATATTTCTCTCCATTCGCCTTCAACAAAATCAATTTGACATAGCTCCATACGACCTTTGCCTTTGTCATCATAACAATCTCGACGTACACCACACAAATAATACTTATCATCCCAATTAAATAAACGCGCATCTTCCAAACCAATAAAGTTCCACGTAGGCTTTCCAGTATCGAGAGCCATATTTACTCGTTGGGCATTTAAAAGATTTAAATTGGAATCCAATTCACACATTACGTTATGTGTTCTGAGTGTTACATCATTTTCAGGATGAACATAGACAAGCGGTCCCCACTGATGCGGGAACTTTTTGCCTTCGGAATGATAAAGGATGTAATTAACGTGTCGTACGTTGAGATGTAATTTTCCATCTTTTTCAAAAATAGATGGATTCATAATACCAGCTTCGTTTCCTAAAACCGATTTTGGTAATAAAATTGGATGTAGTGATCCGCCTCTTTTTAAAGCGTACGTGGCAAATCCACCCATGTGCAAATCATGCATATTAACTCCATAATATAATTTTTAAAAAGTTACCAACCAGGTTTAACTAGGCGAACCTTTTTCCTCGCAACCTTCCCTGCTAGCGCAGTATCAATCTTATTTATCTGTTCTTCACCTAAAGATTCTTCTAACCAAGCTAATGCAAGAACGTTAGTTACGTCGTTAAGTGCAATGAAATCTGCTGCAGCTTTAGTTTTAGCAGAAAAATAACACGTCCCAACGTAACTTGATGTGGTTCCATCATCATCGGTCGCTATTCTTTTATAATGAATTTGCACAATAGAGTTTTCTAATAGGACTCCGTCGTTATTTAACTCGTCGTCTAACCCTAATCTAGCAATTTTCCAAGAATAATTCACGATAAAATTCCTTTATTCTGATACATCTACTGCAGCACCTTCAGCAGCAACTGCTTCTGGATCTGGTGTGACATCTGGTGCCCAAGGCATTGGTGTATCAGTCGGGCTGCTGTCATCAATCTGGCGTTGACACTGTTCTAAGATGTGCGCTTTATAACCTGCGTCAGCTTCAACAACAGCTGAAATCCATGCAGTAACATCTGATTCCTGCAAGTCAGCAAAGGCTGTAAATGATCCTTCTGAAACAGTTGCGGCACTAAATGGTGTTGCGCCTGAAAACTCTCCGACGTTACCATCTGCGTCTTCACCATGCGCTTTCCAATAAGTTTGTACAACTGCGTTTTGTAATGTTACCCCGTCCGCATTAACCTCATCTTTTACTTTGAGACTTTGGACAGTGTACGTTAATGTAAGAGCCATAATATTTCTCCATTTCTATTATTTCGTGATTATATTTATCTATTTATATGTTTAGTTGCTATGCAAATATAGGTCTACCGGGATTGCTATCCTGAGTTTTGAATAGTAAGGGTTGACGTGATGATAAGTAAAGCTTGGGAAAATAACATATTCGCCAGTCTTTGGCATATGTCTGTACTTTTCAAACATAGATTCAAAATGTTCGTCGTAACCTCTGTTTGAATTAGATCTAGGATCGGAAAATACTATATCACCACCTGAGTTTTTATCCTCTGCTAAAACATAAAACACTGCAGATAATTGAGCCCCAGAATGATTGTGTATTGTCATGCTATAATTTTCACCGTGGCCAGTGATCCAACCTTTCATCTTATAAGAAGTCCAGTCGGTTATTTTATGTCCAATAGTTTTTTGTAAATAATCATCAAACGCATTATAAGCTATTTTTTTAAAATTCTGAATATATGAAGTATTATCTTCAAAAATATTATAGCCTTCTACTTCACTTTTAACATTATCAACATCATAGCTTGATAGCATATAATGTGCTAATTCTAAACTTTCAAAATTACCAAATCCAACAGGCGTTGGCCAAAGTGATTTGACTTCCATAATCATCTCCTCATAATGTATAATGTTATTTATATCCATTTTGCTATTGACATTTGATGTTCTATATGTTATTATAAATACAACTGAGATGGTTAATAGTATGGACAGATTGATATGAACTTTGAAGAATTTGAAAAGTTTCTTTTATCGCAGGAATGCTACGATAATCATGATGTGTTTATTATTGACTCAAATCAGTGTATGCATCATATTACTATTGATAACTTTATTGAGTATCAGGCTGAAATGGCTAAGCACCTCTTTAAAGAAGAAGTAACCATTAAAGTC